TTGATTAGATAGAAAACATTTACATTTTTCACCTGTAATATCACTTACGAGTGATCCTAAAACCTGTCTTAAATCATTACTCATTTTTAATAATCTCATTTTAATACACCGTATCAATTATATTAAATTTTTCACAGAATATTAGTCTATAATATTCCTTAATATATAATGTGTGTTATATCTAAAAATTTACAAAATATACATTTGTCATCAACTAATCTAATATTAACCGAATATTTATATACAGCATTACAACACTTATACGTACACCAATCAACAAATGAACAATTAATGTAATATCCTTTACGATGTTGTTCATATTTTTTCATACTATATCTTATACCTTTTAAAAATTTCATGAGAAAACACCTTCAATATATATTATTTAATATACTAAAATACCTACAATACAGGTAACTAATAGGCATGCAGTAAGGACGATTTGTATATTCTATAACATAAACGTAAAGATGCATCGGAATGTTACATCTGTGTTCACATGATTTGGATAGTGAGCATTCTACTACTATATATGCATGATCCATAGTAGCGAGTTCTGTTCTAACAACTATTCTACTTGTTAATGCTTTCATTTTATATTATCACCGTATATATTATTTAATATAC